TTATTGTGTTTGTATTGCATTTTCAAAAACATCGACCGCCGTCTGCTGCATAGCATCGGTATTGAATGTATAGGTTTGCAATGTTGTTGTGATATCTTTGTGTCCTAATCGTTCCATGACTGTTTTGGGGTTTACTCCATTCTCTGCCAGGATTGTGCCGTGTGTATGCCGCAGGCAGTGTGCATGAAACAGCGGATTATTCAATTCATAGTGGATAATTCTTGCACAGTACTTGAAAGAATCCGGAGTCAGCAAGGCACCGTTTTCTTTGACACACAAGGGTAATATTTCTTTATAAGGTACATCTATGTCGGCACGGATCTGAGCAATTGAGCGATCCGGCAGCAGGTATGTTTTTGAGTAAGCCCCTCCGTATTTCAGTTTGTTTATCCGTCTTTGCTGAATGGCGAATTTTAATTCTTTTTCCAAAGTTTCACCCATTTTTATAGTACGGTAAGAGTCGTACTTTGGCGGCTTTATATACCAGGTCTTTTCAACCTTCTGCATCTGTCCATGTATTCTCAATTCGTGCTTTTCAAAATCTACATCCTGGCTTAAATCAATAGCAAATGTTTCCCCGATCCTGGTTCCGGTATTATATGGAACAACCAGCGACAGATGAAAACAGTTATCTGCCGGGAAGCGTTTCAGGATCTGGTTAAATTCTTCGGCAGAACAGATATATTCCGTATGTGCTTTTGCGGTCATGTCCATAGGCATCTTACCGATTTTTACAGCAACACAGGGATTTGCCTGGATGTATTTCAATGGCAATATTGCATAGTTCATAGCACCTTGAAGGCAGGTCAGTGTGTTCTGGATCATGCTCTTTGAAAATCCTTTTACTTTCATACTGTCAGCCCATTCTTGCACTTTGTCCGGAGCATATTGAAAGCTGCTTAAACGGTAGATACCAAAAGCAGGTTTCAGATGCAGCCGTATTTTTGATTCGTAATCGCGGTAAGTGTTATAGCTATAGCCATGATCTACGTTTTTATGTATGACAGTTTCTAGCCAGTAGTCGAGATAATCAGAAACACTGATTTCTTTTGGAGAAAAAGTTCTGCCTGAATTATTATACTCAGCTATAGCAGCAGCTCTTGCATCTAATGCTTCTTTTTGCGTCCGGAAGCCGCCCTTTTCGATTTTGTTTCGTTCTCCATTGATCTTTGCTGTATCAAAATAGTAAGACCAAGTTGAGCCTCTTTTTCTGACACCAGTTGCCATAATATCATCCTCCTGTTCGTAAAATGGGTATAAAAAATACACCTGTACAGGTGCTGGAGGATTGTGGTATAATCAGCTTGCTTAGAGATGATCATACCGGTCTCCAGACCTGTATAGATTCACTGATCCGCTTCGGTGCTGGTAACACTGGGGCGGATTTTTTTTGTTGTTTGGTTGTTTTTATATACTATCAAAATAAGTTTTGATTTTTTCAATGCAATCGTTTTTACAATTTCCATACATACGCTCAAGACTTGCACAAGAAGAAATCAATTGTACTAAATCAGCTTGTATGAAATCGTGATTTTCTTCGAATAGGTTTTTTGTATAAGTTAATATTTCAGTAGCAGAATTCATGCAGCATACAGACTCCATATATTCTTCTAACTGTAATTTGTAGTTAGAAAAAATATTGTCATTGCTGTTTTCAAGAATATCCTCTTGCTCGATATCCAGAAGACTATTATTGTCGGAAGCTGTTATGACTGTGTTGTCGGATATGTATTTTTTAATAACTACCTTTGCACATTTAATCAACGGAAGTATATTAAGTTCCAAACTGCAAGGAACAGGTGTACTGATGGAAGTGGCAAAGTTTTGTGCAACATCAAAATGTGAAAAACCTGTGTAATGTACTGGGTGTAATTCATCGAAGATATCAACAAGAAAGATATCAGTGAGAAGACCAGTAATATTTTCAGATGATTTTCCGAATAATGTTGCAGTAATTGTAGATTTTTCAGTATCTGGCAATATCGTCAAGGACGATACCCTAAATTCCAAATCAGGGTTATAATTGATAACATTTATTTTTACAGGAACGGCAGGTTCTTTCAAAGTGCTCTTTATTGTTACAGCAGTGCCGTTTGCGATTACGCCCATAATATCATGATCATCAGTGGTATAATCGATATCGAGTCCGATAATTGCATTGGCACCCATTTGCTTTGCGTTGCTGATTAAAAGGTCGAGAGCATTTTTTTGAGCCGCTTCAAGTTTTTCAGAGTACGAAGATAAAAGATTAAAGTCAGAAAGAAACTTTGTATTTAAAGCGTATTCTCCTGAACAAAATCCTAAATAATCTGTAATTTCATAATTTTCAAAATTAAAACCGGATGTCAGTTTCATGGCTTGCTCTCCTTTATCTTTTTTAAGTCGTAACGCGGACCTTTGCGAATATTCAAAGTGTAAGGGTCAGGCATTTCGTAATCACCCCAGCGTGTACGAAGGATTTCTTTAGGCGGTGTGATTTTTGCAGGTTCCAGCAACAGGAATTCTTGCTGTGAGGGCTGACGTCCGGCTTTCTTTATCATACGTGTTAATCGTCCTTTCATGCCGGCTTTTGTGTCATCGACTGTTACATTCATGGTTAATGCTTCTACACACACGGCAGCAGCGTTTTCGTAAAGCCCCTGTTTTTCATAAATCATCGCCAGACGTTTATAGGCAGGAACACACGGAGGAGAGTCTTGTTTATATTTTTCACTGATTTTCTTCCAGATTTTAAAAGCTTCAATATTATTTTTGCAATTTTGTATGAAAATTGAAGCACGTTCGCCCTCGTAGTCTTTCAAGTTATACATGACAGACCAGTCAGATTCTATTGCTTCCATACCTGAAAAATATTGTTCAGATATTTGACGATAATCTTCGTCTAACCAATAGGGTTCTTGCATATCGTCGTAAAATTCCATAACCTCTTTTCTCCTTTGAATACTTTTTCTTTTTCCGGAGATAATAACACCATGAAAATATTATTATCTCAATTCTTGGAACAGCACCACCTGTCGATCAGGCAGGCGGCAATTATGACCGGTGTTCCCCGGTCTACGATCGGTGACATAGTGACCGGTCGAGTAAGTCCAACTCTGGCAACTATGGAACAGTTGGCAGCAGGGTTGAAAACCACAATTTCAGAGTTGTATGACTCGAAATACAAGTGATTTTCAAAAAGCGTCCGGGATTCCGGACAACGCACAACTTTTTAGCTTCCGATACGTTTTATATAGTGAAAGGAAAATTTTGCTAAAACAAATGTTCGAAAACAGTTGCATCACAAATATTTCTGTGATAATATGAAATCAAGGAAATTCGAACAAATGTTTGAAAAACGTGATCGGGAGGTACATAAGATGGATTACAAGAAACAAATTTCAGAATTACTGCAATCAGTTACAGACGAAAAAATACTTCGTCGCATATACTTAATGATTGTCGCACTCATCGGAGCTGGTCGGTAAGACCGGCTCTTTTTTAATCTTCAATTCCAAGACAGGCTTTCATAAATTCTTCTATATGTTTCAGCTTTTCTGGAGATGCTTCGGCAATCGCATTCAGCATATTTCTTGCCAGCTGGTTTTCAGTCCTTCCAAGATTGCCAAGATTTATCGAAAAACGATCATCTTCGCTCAGCTTAGTGAACATATTTTCAACGCCACCTTCACCAGTTCGAAGCCACACTTCATTGACACCAAACTCTCTACATATAGATAACAACATTTGCTCAGTAAGATTACGTTCACCTTTTTCAATTTTAGAAATCGCAGATTTTTGGACTCCTAGTTTCTTTCCAAACTGTTCCATGGTCATTTCTTCCTTTTTACGAACAGCATTTACGCGTTCGCCCTGTGTCATGTTCTCACCTCCCTTGCTTTAAATCAAGAATAACACTCTACGCATAAAAAGTCAATATAAAAAGTTGGCAAAGGACACAAAAAAGTATTGACAAGGATGGCAACGGATACTATAATGTAGACAAAGGAAACGCAATAAACAAAACACAGGAGGTAAATAAAATGTACGAAACAGTAAAAGTTGTTAAGGGTTACGAAATCAAAAGAATGAAAGGAACACGCGGAGCCTATCACGTAAACGTGCGTGAGGGCAAAGGGTTCAGAGAGTTTCATACTTTTAGAACCATCAAAGCAGCAACTGAATTTATTGAAACAACTTTATAAATAAAGCCGAAACGGGGCACAGTCCCCGTCCGATCACGATGGCAACGTGGTCGCCGATGATGGCAAGCCAATACAGAAAGGAGAGAATCGAATGAGAGAAACGAAAAAGAAGCTGTTGCAGGAAACAGTTACGATTCTGAAAAAGCTGGACAAAGAAAGCCTGGCAATCATCAGAAGCAACGCAGAGATCCTGAGAGCCAGAGACACTCTCGAAGAACAGAAAGCGGGGTAAGGAAATGTTGAAACCATTAGCAATCCTGTTGTTGTTCTGGATCGTGATTTTGACGATGAATGAATAGGAAAGTGAGGTGGCAAAATGGAAGAACTTAAAAAAATGCTTCTGGAAGTACTCCGGGAGTGCAAGCAGCCAGAGTTCCCGCCTGAACCGGTACCCACAAGGGTAGCCGCAAAGGTTCTGGGAGTGGAACAGAGCACAGTGATTAACCGAATGGAGTCCGGTGAGCTGGATATCGGGCTGGTGTTCAGATCGAAGCCGACCAAAAGAGGGCAGGCAAGTCGAAGAAGTACATACATCAGTCCCAAAAAGTTATACGAGCTGACCGGGTTCGTATGGAAAGGAGACAAGCAATGAAAAGAAGAGAAACAGAAGTAACAGAAGAAGCGGAAGAAACAACCGGAGCGGCTGCACTCGCCCCGATCGTAGCCACAGCAGCCGCAGCGTTCACGTTCTGGTGGCTGGGAAAATACAGCACGATTTGTGAGCGAGATATTGTAGGAACCACAATTACCGTGTGGTGTGCGGTACTGATCCGCATACTGTGGGCGGAGTAAGGAGGAAACAGAATGAGCAAAATTATCAAGGTTAGCACGGATCTGGAAGTGACCGTGCATGATTTCCCGCAGGGAACGATAAGAGAGCAGAACAGACAGCTCTGTGAGCTGATCGGGAACGGATGCGAGATGATCGAGCACGTCATGCCAAGACGACTGTATAACGAATTAGGTCATACGACAGAAGTTAAATGTGAAAACAGCAAGTGTGTGGCTATGCTGGTTGACGAAGAGTTTCTGCTCAAGAATGAACTTCAGCTTAACCCGATCGGCTGTTACCTGTACGAAACCAATAAACACGGCTCCCCGATCATGGGAAACATTTTGTTTGTAAGTGATACATATACAGGTGACGGTATTACGTTTTCGGGGATTGAAGAAGAGACATTCAATAAATTGTATGAGCAGTTGAAGAAGCTGGCATGGAAAGCGGGGGCAAAATGACAGCAGAAGAGAGAAGAAAATGGATTGGTGTATTACTGAATAAGGTACTGACAATTCATGAACAGGGCAAACATTATGCCAGCTTAGAAATTAACAATGTTGATGATTCAACGTTTGTCAGTGTAACTGCAATGGAAAATGGATTCGCCATAGGGAAAAAGTATGATTTCTATAAATATTGTATTATGGATCTCAATACAAAAGAACTTCCAGTAATGGTCGAGCTTCTGGACAGCCTTATCGAGGGCGAGGAGGAAAGTAAATGATCGGAGTAAGCGAAGAACGCGACCCGGCGGGCATTAAGCTGATGAGCCGAGCAGGACTGGATTCAAAACAATATATTTCAGTTTCGAACAAAAGTACATACCTGCATGCAATGAATATCGAGACAGGCGAGTTTGTGATCATCGAAAAGAAAACGGCTGAAATAGTAAAAAGTCCCGGTGCTTTGGCGGGCGATCCGGGACTTGAAAAATAATAACACAGCTCAATTATAGGGCAAAAGTAGGAGGTAAATCAAGCGAAATATAAACAGGTCGACATCAAGGAAGCTGCAGACCGTTTCAGGAATGGCGAAGCGGTATATGCTGCCAGATGCATTGACGGCATGAGTTTCCGAGAGGTAACAGCAGCAACGATGCTGCTGGTGTTGAAAATCCCGGTTCCAGAAACAGAGACGAAGCCGGAAAAAAGTGGAAAAACAGCCCCCCAACAAAGAAGACCATAGACCGGGGGAAGGTAAAAGCACTGCACGAGGCAGGGTGGAGCAATGCGAAGATTGCAGATGAAATGAAGTGCTCCACATGGAGTGTGAGCATGATCCTGAAAGAACTCAGGGAGCAGAAAGAAAAACAAAACGAGGTAAATACAGATGAATGAATTACAGGTGGTTGTTGACCAGAAGCCGGGTGTGATCGGTTTCAACTTTGAAGAGATCCGTGACGAACTCCAGGCAAGAATGGATCTCTATAAAAATGCAACATTTACAGATGAATACAGAGTTTATGCAAAGAACGAAGTGGCGGCACTTCGAAAGATGAAAAAGGCAATCGATGACAAACGCAAGGAAGTAAAGAACCAGTATATGATCCCTTACAATGATTTTGAGGGGAAAGCAAAAGAACTGATGCAGATCATTGACCAGCCGATCGGCCTGATCAGCCAGCAGATCACGGAGATGGAAGAAAGAAGAAAAGAGGAAAAGAAAGCGAAGATTGGAGCACTGTATGATTCCCTGGTCGGGGATCTGGGAGATTATCTGACGCTTAAGAAGATCTACAACGCCAGATGGGAAAACGCTTCTACGAGTATGGCAGCAGTCAGAAAAGAAATGGAAGAGGTGCTTTCTTCCGTCAGAAAAGAAGTTGCTATGCTGGGAGCCATGACCTCCGATGCAGTTCCAGAAGCACTCAGACGGTACAAGGAAGACCTGGACCTTGCTGGGGCGATCAATTACGTAAACCAGTATGAAGCACAGAAGGCAGAGATCATGAAACGGGAAGCCGAAAAGAAGCGTCTGGAAGAGGAGCAGAAACGCAGAGCAGAGGAAGAACGGATCCGCAAAGAAGAAAGAGAACGGATCAAAGAAGAAGAGCGTATCCGAAAAGAGGAACGCGAGAAAGCAGAACAGGCTGCGGTAAATGAAGCAGCACAGGGATTTTTTTCTGAGGAAGCAGACGATGAGCTTCCATTTGAACAGCCGACAACGATCACCGCATTTTACAAAGTCGTAGCCACGCCGGAAGAACTGGAAGAAGTTGAGATGGCGTTCAACAGCATTGGAATCTATTATACAAGGAGGGATGCATGATGCAGGACGAAAAAGGCAGAACAGCAGGAAACAACGCACCAATGATCTATAAGGCACTGGCCGGCGTGATCGCAGATGTTGGGAGCGTTGCAAAAGATAAGGTTAACCGGCAGCAGGGATTTAAATTCCGCAGTATCGATGATGTATATAACGCCCTGCATCCGGCACTTGCCAAGAATAAGGTCGTGATCATCCCACGTGTACTGGAACGAAAGTGCGAAGTAGTGGGAAAGACGAAGAATGGCACCGATATGATCAAGGTCATCTGTAAGGTAAAGTTTGGGTTTTATGCGGAAGACGGGTCAAACGAAGAAGCGATTATCTACGGAGAAGGTATCGATACAGGTGATAAGGCAACTAACAAGGCCATGGCGATTGCGTATAAATATGCATGCTTTCAGGTATTCTGCATTCCGACAGAAGACATGGTGGATCCGGATGCGGAGTCACTGGAACTCCAGGAAGAGGGGACGAAAGGGCAAAAAGCGAAGAAGGCGGCAGCACCTAAGGCAGCGGCACAGCCGAAGAAGCAGGCAGCAAAAGAGAAGCCGGTTTCTGAAAAAAAAGCAGAACCTGAGAAGAAGGCGGAAAAACCGGAAGGCAGCGAAACGGAAGTGAACGTGGGCAGTCCTGCAACAAAGGAGATGATTGCCACAGTCCGTGCAGAACAGAAACGTACCGGGGTTCCGGACAAGATCATCCTGGGACGCAAGCAGGTAAATGCAAAGACGATCGAAGAGCTTACAATCGGGGAATTTAAATATATCATGAGTATCTTTGAAAAAACACCAGACCGAAAGGGAGAAACAGAATGAACAGTGTACAGTTGACCGGACGCTTTACGCGTGACCCGGAGATCAGATATACAGACGGTGGCCTGTCAATTGCTAGATTTACCCTGGCAGTAGACAGACGGTTCCGTCAGGAAGGCGGACCGAGTGCAGACTTTATCGGCTGCATTGCATTCGGAAAAACAGCCGAATTTATCGAAAAGTATTTTTCGAAAGGAAAAAAAATGGAGGTGAACGGCCGGATCCAGACAGGTTCCTATACGAACCAGGACGGACAGAAGGTCTATACAACGGATGTGGTAGTGGAAGCGGCAGGTTTTGCGGAAAGTAAAGCAGCACAGCAGGACAACGGCATACCAGCACCACAGGAAACGGATGATGGCTTCATGCGTATCCCGGATGACATAGATGATGAAGAGCTGCCGTTTAATTGATTATGATCATACAGATTGATTCAAGGGAAAAACCGAAAGCGATCGGGAAAATCTTGGAGGAATTTGACGCCCAGGGCATCCGGCACCCAGTCTCAAAATTGATGGTAGGGGATTACATGAACTACGATAATCCCCGGCTGATCATCGACCGGAAACAGAACCTGAGTGAGCTGTGCTGCAATGCATGCCAGGGTCACGAACGTTTCCGGAAGGAGTTGAAGCTGGCACAGGATAACGACATCCAGCTTGTATTCCTGTGCGAACATGGAAAAGGGTTCCGGCAGCTGTCAGATGTGATCTGGTGGGAGAACCCGCGGCGGTGGAAAAGGCAAAGAAACCCGGAAACAGGAAAGTGGGAAGAAACCGAGACAAAAGCCACGACCGGGGAAACCCTGTACCAGATTCTGCACACGTTAGAGAGGAAATACGGATGCAGGTTCCTGTTCTGTGAAAAAGAAGAGACTGGGGCAGAGATCATCCGGATCCTGAAGGAGGGGCTATGACAAAAGAGGAACTGAAACAGCGGTACAGCATGAAGGAGATCGTTGAACAGTATGGATTCCGACCAAACAGGGCCGGTTTTATCCGCTGCCCGTTCCATACAGGTGACAGGGATGCGTCTCTGAAGATCTATGAAAAGGATTTTCACTGCTTCGGGTGCGGAGCGAATGGAGACATCTTCGACTTCGTACAGGGGATGGATGGTGTCAGCTTCCGCGAAGCGTTCCTGAGTCTTGGTGGGACATACAGGCAGGAAAAGCCGGGGAGCTTTTCGCAGCGTATGGCACGATACCGCAGGGAAAAAGCAAAAGAACAAAGAAAAAAAGAACAACACCGTGAAGAGGAGCAAAAACGGTTTAATCTGCTGTTGATCGGGATATACAGGAAGAATTTCCAGACAGCAGAACCGTTCTCGGACGCATGGTGCGACAGCTACAACGCCATGCAATACCAGTTGTATATGCATGGTGCATTGAATGGAATCAGTTACTGATGGGGCAGGAAGAAGGTGAGGGAATGGTCCCACTTAATCAATTGACAAAAGAGACAATCTTATCCAGCAAGGTGCTTGCCGAGGTGTTCGACCAGGAGGATGAACTGTACCGTGCAGAGCTTCTGGCAGCATTGAGCATGAGAGCAACCGAACTGAAAGTAAAGACGGAGTTCCGTGAGATAGTGAAAGCCTACAGGAAGGTTGACAGCGAAACCAAAAAGAAAAAGCAGAAGACAGCTATGGCAGAAAACTGGACACACTTCTCTGACCATAAATACGAACCGATGAAATGCGGGCAGTGGATCGTGACGGACGAAGGCGTGAGGCTGTATGACCCTCAGAGCGGACGGCAGGATGTCATTGCGTGCCGGCATCCGATCATACCGGTCAGACGCATGCAGAACCTGCAGACGGAAGAAGAACAGGTTACGCTTGCATTTAAGCGAAACGGGAGATGGAGGGAACTGACGATCCCGAAGACAACGGTCACGAAAGCCAGTAAGATATGTGACCTGTCTGCAAGGTCCATACTGGTGACGAGTGAGAGTGCGAAGCTGCTGGTACGTTACCTGGCGGATGTGGAAGCGGATAATGAGGAAAATATCCCAGTCATCCTTTCAAGCTCAAAAATGGGATGGATCCGGGGGAAATTCCTGCCGTATGATACCGGGATCGAATTTGACGGTGCGGCCAGGTTCCGCCAGATCTATGAGAGCATACAGAGCCATGGAAGCCGGGAGAAGTGGTACCAGCGTGTCCTGGACCTGAGAAAGAAGCGGTGTTTTGAGATCCAGTTTATGATGGCAGCATCGTTTGCAAGTGTGCTGATCAGCATCATCGGAGGCCTGCCGTTCATGGTAGACCTCTGGGGACAGACGGAGGGCGGAAAGTCCGTTACACTGCTGCTGGCAACGTCTATCTGGGCAAACCCGAACAAGGGGATGTACTACCGTGATTATGCCAGCACAGACGTTGGTTTTGAGGCACTGGCAGATTTTCTGAACCATCTGCCAGTTGTATTGGACGACACCAGCAAACGCTGCCAGTCCGTAGAAAAACGCTTTGAGGAGATCATATACAACCTGTGTTCCGGAAAAGGCAAGACCAGATCCAACAAGGAGCTTGGGATAAACCGGGAGAATGTATGGGAGTGCATCACCCTGACGAATGGAGAGAAGCCGATCACCAGCTATGTCAGCCAGGGCGGGGCTATCAACCGTGTACTGGAAGTGGAAGCAGGCGAGCACTTCTTCCCGGATCCGCAGGGCACCATGGACACTATCAAACATAATTACGGCTTTGCCGGGATGGATTTCATCGATGTCCTCAAGGATATGGGAAAGGAAGAGATCTGCCGGATCCAGAAAGAGCTCCAGGCAGAGCTGATGAATGACGACAAGATGCAGAAGCAGGCGATCTCACTTTCAATTGTCCTGACAGCCGATAAAATCGCCACAGAGCGGATTTTTAAGGACGGAGAGTATATTTCTGTAGACGAAGCGAAAGAAGTGCTTGTGGACCGAAATGAGCTTTCTGACAACGAACGCTGCTATCGGTTCATACTGGACAAAGTAAACATGAATGAGCACCGCTTTGACGCGACTACAAAGTGCGAGAAGTGGGGGATGATCCAGAAAGGATACGCCCTGATTTTTAACGCAGCGTTTGATGAATTGTGCAGAGAGGGTGAATTTTCAAAGAAATCGTTCCTGTCCTGGGCAAACCGGAAAGGTCTGTTACAGACGCAGGGCGGCCAGATGACCAAAAACAAGAAGGTCAGCGGAAGCACTGTCCGGTGTGTATGGCTGCGAATTGAGGAAGAACCGGAGTTTGTGCCGGTAGAAAGCGAGCAGATGGAGATACCATTTGACTAAAAGGTTACAAGTTACAGGGGATACACGGAAAAATTGAACTATATACAGAGAAAAAAAATAAAAAAATGAATTTTTAAAATATCTCACCTCTCACGTATAGGGACAAAAATTCTTGTAATTTTGTAACTTAACAATGAAAATGCTTGAAAATGCAGTATTTAAGCCACTTTTCGGGATACATGGAAAACGTAACCGACAACCTGTTTTTGTATTTTTGGTAACTGGAGGACGGCATGGCAGGAGTAAAGAAGAAAGATATACCGGATATAGCGGCATTTATGCCGGAGTTCTGGGAATTTGTGAAAAGCGTATGGATCCCGGAAGACTCGGATCAGTACTGGAAAGAAGTATATGATAAAGCACAGGAGCTCTACCAGAAGTATCCGGTGGATTTTGTGAAACGGCAGATATTAGGATTCTGCGAATATCTTGACCAGAAATGGCAGGATGAAAGAGATAAGGCAGGGACGGAGGAAGAACAGTGGAGAGATTAACAACCGCATATGAGCGGATTTGGGTAGATGGAAGAATGGAAACACAATACGTGGCGAAAGAGGAAAGTGTTATGGAGATAGAAAACAAATTGGGCAAATACGAAGATGCAGAGGAAGAGGGCAGATTGTTCATTACACCATGTAAACCAGGTGATTTGATCTATGAGGTTGATGTGATTGAACGTCCTGAATGGGATTGTTATGTCAACGGATTTGTAGTCCAGGACGTATCAGCAAAACAAGTCAAGTATGAAGATGATTGGATTGATTGGGATGCACCTAATGTGTACACAAGTGAAAAGGAAACACGAGCGAAAGCAGAGCAGCTGATCCGCCAGAGGAACCGTCTGGAATCCCATACGGTTAGCGAGCCCGGATGGATCCCGGTGACAGAGAGATTGCCGGAAAATGATAGTTATGTGCTGATGTCGTTTGAAAATTTCTCTCTTCCATTGGTTGGGAGATACGTGGAGGATGAAGAATTAGGTGGTGCATGGTATCTGGGGGATTGCATTGACGAAGATACCTGTCTGGCAAACGACCTGTTCGTCAATGCCTGGATGCCGCTGCCGAAACCATACAGGGAGGATGAAGAAGATGGGAAATGACAAGAACTGTAACACATGCAGATACCACGATGAGGGAATGTGTTATTGCCCGAAGAGTGAAGAGTTTCGAGACGTTACAGCAGACACGCATCACTGTAGACGATACAGACGAGACTGGGAACAGGCCATGACTGATGCATTTATGAAAGGGGCACGAAGATGAGATATGTGAGATTTATGAGTATCGAAGAGCTAAACAAATACCTGAGCGGAGAGAAGTTGAAAAACAATACCGTGTGGAGAGATAGAGGAGATAAGACGGACTCTGTGGGATTCTGCTTCTTTGACGATTCCGAATCCCCAGAGGAACGTTTGGAATATTATTCCAGAGGAATAACTTGCACTACAGATGTATGGGCGGTATTTGAGCAGATCGGTGGGGAGCCGCTGAAAAAGTGTACAGGAATATACAGAGATCCTGAAAAGGACAATGCAAGTATTGAACAGAAGATGCTGGAAGCATTTACAGCTGTTTTGTGCGGAAAATTCCCGGATATCCCAACAATGGAGGTAACTGAGTACAGTACAACGGAATACAGCCAGGAGACGCTGCGATTGGTGGCAGTTGGACAAGAGAGTCACCATGGTATACACTGGCTGTCGCGTGCAGAAATGAATGAGTTATTGCCCAGGAAACCACTGACTGTATTTGGAAATTTTGGTGTGGTGGGATATGAATGTCGAAACTGCGGCGTCGCACTTATAAAAAATAGCTTGACCTGTCCATTGTGCGGACAGGCACAGGATTGGAGTGATGTGTGCGATGAACCATGAAGGATACCGTGATCCGACAGCAGACAGAGCCGTGCGAAAGGCGGATAAGATGCCGAAGCACATCAGAAAGATATTTGATGCGTTGAATACGGTTGTGAGTGTGCAGGGGATCAAAGTGACGGAAATCACTGACAAGCACACCGGAAGAAAGTGGAAACTGTGATACATACGAGGGGAGGCGATGCCGGTGGAGATCAGAAAGCGAGATATGAAGCTGAGCGATCATAATATCTCAAGAGACAAATACAATGAGCTGAAATACTTCTGTTTGCAATACTGGCAGAAAAAGCAGGAGATTGACAGGAACTATGGCATAGACGGTTTTAGTCAGGACGGGATGCCGAGAGGAACGTCGAGCAGCAACCCAACGGAGAAAAAGGCGTTGCGGATCGCACAGCTTAAGCGTGACACGGAGCTGATCGAGCAGACGGCGATGGAAGCGGATGCAGAAATACACCCTTGGATCCTGAAAAATGTGACGTCTGGTGTGCCGTATGAATACATGGATGTGCCTATGGGGAGAAAGAAATTTTATGAGGCAAGAAGGTACTTTTTTTTCCTTCTGGCACAAAAAAGATAAAATTTTTTAAAAGTGGATAACTAAGAGGGGGTACTTTCGTGATTTAATGGTATCATCGGTTGGTTGAAAAACTGATGCTGACATGGTTGTTACATTTACCTCTGTATTGTATATTTTAACAGCTGCCGGGTCTCAACAGCCTGGCAGCATCGGAACATAGCTCAGCGGCGAGAGCAGTCTCATGAGTAGACAAGGGCGAAGGTTCGAGTCCTTCTGTTCCGATTTCCCT